CAAATAAACCCGCTTGCATTCCTGCTGCCGACAATCTATTAGCCGCATTAGCTAAGTTAGCTTGAGTTCCTAACTGCGCATTTTGTGCCGCCAAATTCCCTTGTTGTTGACCTGCTTGTGACTCTTGAACTGTCTGCTGAGATTTTAACGCTCTTAACTCAGTCAAGCGCTTTCTCTGTCTTAGTGCTTCAAGTCTTTCTCTATCAGCCATTATTGACCACCAAATTCTTGTTCTAGTTGTGTTAGCTCTGCTTGCTCTTCAGGAGTTAACCCGCCTGACGCCTGTTGAGGTGCTTGAGTTGCTGCTGTCGGCTGTTGACCTCCCATTGTTGCAGAAGTCGCCGCCGACCTAGGATTTAGGTTTTTACTTATGCGCTTATACGCTGTAGCCAGCCTCTCACCTTTCTTGATTTCTTGTCCGTCAAAATCAAAATTCCTAGTAGCTCTTGTTATGTTTCCGTTTTCTTGTAGAAATACTGACTTGAACTCGTCAAACTTAGCTACCGCCTCTTGACCTCTACTCATAGCTTGTAAAAAGCCAACTATTTGAGCTTGGTTTGCTGTTGACTGTGGAAATCCTGCTGCAATTAGCTCTATATCTTTATCTGTTGCTGGACCTTGAGGTAGATTAGCTGTAATTAATTTATTTCTAATTCGCGTATAATCTTTTCTTAGGTTTGATACTTCGTCTTGTCCGCCGACAAAGTTTAAAAATGCCTCTCTAGTTGAGCCAGCAGCACCAGCAGACGTATCTATTTTAGAGAATTTATTTGCAAGCAAGGCTGTCTTATCAGCCAAGTTATAGGCGTTGTTTGCGGATTCTTGAAACTCAAGTTGTTTGTTTTGCATAGAGCTTGTTAGTTTAGGTAAGTCTCTTTGTGCGACATCAATAGCCGCTTGATTTACCTCTTCCCCAAACTTTTTAAACTCTTGAGATCCATCGCTGAATGTAACAAGAGTTCCGCCGGGAACATCTCTAGAATTTTGAACTCTTCGCTCTCTTGTTGTCGCCCCGCTTTTCAGTCTATCAAGTTCTATTCTGGCTGTTTCTAAGTTTATTTGCGACAACTCGCTAGGCTCTGTCGGCTGTAAAAACCCTTGCTGTACCCCTACTTGCTCAGTTAAGTCCAATAAGTCCCTAGCACCTTGAATATTGTCTGAGCCTATAAGGTTAGCTATTTCCATTGTGTCGGAAGAGTCACCGCCTAATTGCTCAAGCATGTTTACACGATTAGAGATAACACCCATAGCGCTATTAACGTCGTCAGCTTTTAGAAAAGTATTGATAGCTTGAGCGTCTTGGAATAGAGCGCTTTTTCGCTGATAATCAAGCTTTAAAAGGTTTTGCCGCCTATTAAACTCGTTTTGCTCTCTGAGACTTTGCGCCTCAAAGCCTTGTTTTAATGGTGAGATCAGATCTATTTTTGGCATTTTTAATTCCTATGGAAACATGCTTGAATTTAAACCAAGTGGTGTTTGAGATATATTTAAATTTGATGCAGATATATCTGGAGAAGTAACACCTTCAACCGTCGGAGATGCGTCAAATAAACCTCCCATCGCCGCCAAACCTAAACCTGTACCTATGGTACTCCCTATAGCGTTCGAGCTCCCCATTATACCACCAGCCTGCGCTTGACCTATGGCTTGCTGACCTTGTGCTGCTTGAGAGCCTTGCTGCGTAACTAAATTAGCTAATAACTGCGCTAGTTGCGTTTGCTGTCCTGCCGTAAATTGACCTGAACCACTTAACAAGTTAGCAACATTGGTCGAGCCTTGTCCGATTATATCAGATAAGCCTGTGCCTTGTTGGTTAGTAAGATTAGCTAAAGCAGACGAGCTTTGTCCGATTTGTCCTGCAATATCACGTCCCGCTTGCAGTCTACCTTGCGCCATGTTCTGACCAGTACCACTAAATAAATTAGCCGCATTCAATCCCGCTTGTTGTTGGAATCCCGCGCCTTGACCGGCTAGACTGCCTAACAGGTTAGCGCCTTGACCAAATAAACCCGCTTGCATTCCTGCTGCCGACAATCTATTAGCCGCATTAGCTAAGTTAGCTTGAGTTCCTAACTGCGCATTTTGTGCCGCCAAATTCCATTGTTGTTGACCTGCTTGTGATAAGAATTGACCCTGTTGTCCAGCCGCTTGCAAGCCTTGCCCGCTTAAATTAGCTAGGTTATTTATTTGTTGCTGTAACTGAGTGGAAGCTAAGCCTTGTCCGAATTGGGTTAATTCTTTTTTTACGTCACCGCCACCTAAACCACCAAGAGCCGCCGCTTGATTGATAATGCCTTGCTCGCCTTGTTGGCGTAAAAAAGCTTGGGCTGGAGAGTTTAACAAAGCTTCATCAAACGCTGCTTGACCTTGTGCGCCACTTAAAGCTGATTGCAATCCTTGCGCCTGTAATCCAGCTGGAGAAAAAGCCCCTACACCTTCCGCTGCTTGAGTAAAGAATTGTTGGCCGGTAGTTGGATCGACATTAACCGATGATCCTGAAAAGTCACCACTTAAAGCTTGCTGACCTTGTTGTAATTGTTGCAAAGCGCTGTTTGCGCCTTGGTTAAGTGTGTTTAATGCGCCACCCACCCCTTGCTCTATCGCTGATACTCCGCCACCTAATCCAGACATTAATGCTTGTTCAGCGCCATATAATCCAAACTGTTGTTGTGGTGCTTGAGTTGTAGTTTGTGGCACTTGAGTTGTAGTTTGTGGCACTTGAGTTGTAGTTTGTGGCATAACTTGAGTTTGTGCGGGGACTCTTTGTATTGACATAGGGGCTCTACCTACAAATGAGCCGCCTAGTTGTTGCAATGGTGTTGCCATAATAATTCCTTAAAATAATCTTGGGCGACTACCGCCAAACAAACCGCTGATACCGCCGAATTGACCTGCGCCTATACCGCCAATATTGCCTACCAACGGATTACTAGTATTTACCGGCCCTGTGAATTGTTGCTGTGTTGGTGCAAATGGGTCTACAGTTTGCGGTAACTGTTGCTGTAAAAAACTTAAATCAGGCATTTGTAATTGGGTCGGTTGCATTTGGCTAAAATCAACTTGCCCGCCTAGTATTGCATTTTGAAATTGTGGTAAACCTGCAAGTATTTGCTGTTGAGCTGCCACATTACCGCCCTGAAACAATCCTGTTTGAGCCGGTAAAGACTGCCCGAATACATCTAAAGCACCTTGAAAGCCTTGTTGTGCGTTTTGTTGTGCCTCAGGAAATAATTTAAACAAATCCTCTCTAGCTTGTGCCGTTGCTCGTTCGGTTGCTTCGATGCCGCGCTCGATACCTTTCTGCTGCGCTTTGGCTGCTTCCTTTTCTGCACCTCCGAAAAATGTATCTTTAATTACACTCATATATCACCCTTTCTAAACCAAATAAATTTAAATCCCATAGCTCACCGTTTTTAAGGAAAGCCCTCTTATAAGAACCTTCTTTTTTAAATCCTAAACCCAATACATAAACACTTATATGTCTATAAATAGATGGCGCTTGAGTGATTATTTTTTTGTACATCTCAGGCGCATTTTTGTTTATCCAGTCAATTACAGACAAACCATATTCTTTACTTTTACTTCTGTTATTTTTAGGTACATAACAATGTAAATCTAACGTAGTTCTATTGAATGCCTGTACATGAAATAAAGCGCTATAATCATTACAGGACAACCAGCAATCTCTATTTACATTTAATTCAAAACAACTTTTGCAAGTACCATCCTCTACAACGGCATCAAACATAGTTAAAACGATTTTTTCGATTTTCTTTTCGTCATAAACTCGTTCTATCAAACCAGAACCCATCCCATTGTTTTGTCGCCTGCAATATCATCCTGCATCTTTCTGTATTCAATCGTTCCTGTCGTGCCATCCAAATCTATATACAGCTGTGGGAAGGGGTTCGATACACCCTCTACTACTCCTTCAGGGCTGCCGCTGCCCGTAATTGGTATTGATAATGTAACTTGATTCGACCACGACCTAAGCTCTTGTGAGCTTGTCATGCTTTCCTGTGTTATAGGCCTTGTTGCCGTTAGGTCTGTAGGTCGATTAACTGCCAATTTGATAGCCCCTCGCCTGAGCTTTTAGCTCAATAACAACAGGTTTAACAGGGTCAGACATTACAAACTTAAACACCCTGTAGCGCGGGATTCTTCCTAATTTTCGCCAAATGCAACGCTTACTGAATTCGCCTATCTTTCCTATAAATCGAGACAACTCATTATTGAATGACTTTCCATTATCCGAATAACTCATTCTTATAACAGGGTCAGTAGTGGTAAAATCACCAACGCCAGATTCAACGGTTAATTCAAGTTGTGAAATGGTCAGTACGTTACCTTGGTCAGAAAATGGCTGAGTCGTAAACGTCCTTACTATTTCGTTTCCGTACTCTGCATAAACATCAGGGTTTAAAACACCTAAGCGACCATCTTGAGAGTCGCCAACTATTACACGGTTATAAGCGGTTAAAACTGAATTAGCTCGCCACCTGTCAATCACTGTTTGACCAAACTCGTCTAGCACTCTTGATGTCCTTTCGTTCCATAGAGCTGTTATCGTGTTGAATTCAAAAGTCCGATTACCTACAGAAAAACCTACAAAGAAAGCACCGTTTTGTGCATACGTGTAAGCGAATGCTGTCTCTATTTCTTCGTTACTAAAATCTTGTAAAGCTGAGTCTATAGCAGTGGTTGAAACTTTTTGCACAGTCGAACCACTCAAGGCCCATACAGCAGAAGATTCATTGACGCCGCCACCGATAAACATAAAAGTATCGTTAGTATCTATTAAACTGAACGGAGCAAATAAACCTTTATTTATAATGAAGCCGTTGATACGCTGAAAACCTAAGCCGCCTTGAGGTACACCCTCAAACACTTCGCCAGTTTCAGAGCCGAACATAAACAACTGATTCTTATGCACGATAGGGGCAACTATGTTATCTGGGTCTGCCTCTGCCGTACCTGAATTTAATGAATTCCAAACTAACCCCTGATTAGCATCTGAACGGATAAACTTTTTACTATCAGTAGAACAGACAAAGAACGAGTTTATAAATACTACATACTGTGGATTGCCATTAGCCGTAAAGCCCGGTGCGGTAATTTGTTGAAACACCGGTAAAGCATCTTCATTAATTATGTAGCCATTACCACCAGGAACAAGAACCATTAACTCAGTTCCGTTGTCAGCCATAGATACCCGACCGCTTCCGGGTATCGTGCCGAGGTTAACTATATTTATAGTTTCAGTACCATCTACAGCAACAGCCCTATCTACTCTATATAAGTCAGTACCATTAACAAAATACGGTATGCCTGCTTTAACATGAGCGCCACGGTTAACCTGATTTAATGGTCCAGTGGTTTCAAACTGAGTGATACCTGAACAACCATACAAAGTAGAAGGAGACAAAGCGCCTTGAGTTTGCGGTACATTCACATACCAATTATCACACTGCTGATTACTAATAGGTAACGAATCAGATTGATAAAAACCAGAAATAGGAATAGTTACACGACTCACTGGCAAACCTCTTTAACAAAGAAATCTACTTGCTCAGGTTTTTGTCTACCGGTTGACGTTATAATGTCTACGCACACTTTACCATGACCATGTTTCAACCCTTTAGCTGAGAATGTCACAACACCGTCAGCTTCAGCGCTAGATAAAATCTCTATGTTTTCGTTAGGTGTAACCGTAAAGCTTGTTATCGTTGCGCCATCTAAAAGATAATTGGTAAAATCAACGCTAAACGAATCTATTTCATCAACCTTCAATTCTTTCGCATCTTCTGGAATATCCAAAGGACGAGGATAAAAATGAAAATCTTCATACCATCCCCAACGGTCACGATTACCAGAACCGACAGGCATTGTGCCAGGAAATTGAGTAGGTCTAACTTGAACTGTTATTTTTCGAATATCTTTTAATGACTCTCTAGCCTGTAATACCAGTAAAGGGCTAGGACTAATATCGTATTGAGGCGCTAACGCAAGACCTAGATTAAAAACAACACCGTCAATAGCTGAAGGATCAATAGTTATCGGGTCGCTGGGGTTAACAACATCAGTAAACCCCAAACCAGAATACGGACGCTTAGCCATCATTCTGTTCAAATAACGGATAGAGGTTTGAAGTTCATCCGCCTCAATAGGTTGTTCAGAAGCTTGAACGAGTATTGATTGTAGTGCGTCTTTGATAACGCTTTGCGCTGTTTCAGACATTACTCAGCCTTTTTGGTTGCTTTCTTTGTCGATGCTTTCTTTTTTTTAGGGTTTGTCTTAGCCCAACCAAGAGATAGTGCGTACTCAAGAGAGTTGTCATTTACTTCTACTTCTTTACCGCACGGCTTATATAATTTATTCATTTTTCACCTCAACAATAACCTTAATAGCAACCCCTCAATGAAGGGCTGCGATAAAGCTACTAAGAGCCAAAGCCTTGACCAGCAAAGAACGGATTCAATGTACCGTAAGCTGGACGGAAGTCGATACGAACATTGTTGGTGTTTTCTAAGAAGCTCGAGCCTTTAGAAACACGAACTTGTATACCGTCTTCAGTTTCAGCAAATGTATCAGTTGAATATAAGCGCTTGATTGGAACTGAAGCGATTGTAAACGCTTGTTTGTGCCAGAATAGGTTAGGTTGAATAATCGTATTAGCCGAACCACCTAATTTAACCACGTCACCTGCTCCGATAGCCGAGTCAACAGTGTTGTATTGACCATTAGTTTCATTGATTGCTGGGCCAGTTACCGTTAAGTTACCTGCGCCAGAGCCATCTAACGTTACGTCTTGGGTTACAGTGGCAGTCCAAACAATTGGAGCGCCTGTATCATCAATGATAGGTTGGCGAGTTGAAAGATTTAGACGGTTACGACCTGTCACAGTGATTGTCTCACCAGCAGAAATCACTAGGTTAGCTTGGAATGCTGTGACGCCGATAACTTGAGTCATAGTGTCCTTAGCTGCTAAGTAAGTTGCTACTGGAGTACCAACAACAGTACCTTCACGGTCAGCACCTACACCAGTTTGATAATTACCAAGTGTAGTAGCTGTCATAACTTTCATGCCAGCAAAGTTATCAGTAATGGTAGCACGTTCGTTAGCAGTCATTGTACCAGTTTCACCACCTAGCGAACGTTGATCACTAGCTAGTTTGCGCTGTGTGAACGGGTTAGCCGCATAACACCACATACCATCTTGAGGAACACCAGAAGATTGCATAATTGCACCAGATTCAGCAACATGATCCCAAGTAGAAACACCCGTACCAACTGTACCAGCAAGTAACGCTGTGTTTTTCATCATAAACTTAGCGTAATCAACTTCAAAATCAGTTACCACACGAGTAACCATAGGAGCAAGCAATTCATCTATTTGATCCATTTTGATTGCTTCTTGTGCTTCTTCATAGCCAACAAATACCGTAAAGTAATCCTGAACTACTGCTGAAGCCTTACCAGTAACAATATCTGATTTGGTTTCGCCTGATACATCACCGTTAGAGGTCCGAACTGTGCGGTAATCAGTAGGTCGTTTTACGTCTATCGTATCGCCTGTACTGCCGTCAAATTTACCTTGAAACATTTGAGTATCGACGTTTTTAGATAAAACTCGACTTGATTCAAACTTGTCCAAGAAAGAGCGCATTAGTTTGCGCGTAAAGTTACTGTCAAAATTATTAGCCATGATAATGGTCCTTAATTAATAAAATTTAGCGCCTTTAATGTGCTGATACTTATCATCACTTATTCCGCTGCCTGTAATATCTTTTGCGGGCTTTGGAGCGCTACTTGTTTTCGGTTTAATCGCATCAAGCTTTCCTCTTACGTTACGCTCAATAAATACCGCTTGTTCGTAAGGGTTCATAGACGTTAACTGCATCGCATCAACTGGATTAGCCGCTAAATGTTTAACAATCAACGGCCCTTCTGGGTCTGCTAACAAGCTTGATACTAAATTAGGTGCTGTATTTAAATTGACACCGTATTGATCTAACTGGTTTGCCGCTACTTCTAACTCTTTAGAGTCAACGCCAACAAGAAG